CGGATCAAGCCTGTGATGTCGGTGAAACGACTGGTGTACCTGCCGACTAACAGCTTTTACCAGGTGCTTTCCGCAGAAGCATATACGAAGCATGGCTTGAATGTCCATGCGGTCATCTTTGACGAGCTGCACAGCCAGCCCAACCGGGAACTGTTTGATGTTATGACCAAAGGCTCCGGTGATGCCAGGACGCAGCCGCTGTTCTTCCTGATCACTACGGCAGGGACGGACCGCCATTCCGTATGCTTTGAACAGCACCAGAAAGCGGAGGATATCCTTTGCGGCAGGAAGAATGACCCGACTTTTTATCCGGTGATCTACGGGGCTTCGGATGATGCGGACTGGGCTTCGGAGAAGGTCTGGTATGGGGCGAACCCGTCCCTGGGGCATACGATTGATATTGAAAAGGTGCGGAATGCGTACCTGAGTGCAAAGGATAACCCGGCGGAGGAAAACATCTTCCGGCAGCTCCGCCTGAACCAGTGGGTGAAGCAGTCTACCCGGTGGATGCAGATGGAGAAGTGGGATGCTTGTGCATTCCAGGTGGATGAAGGGGAATTGATTGGAAGGGAGTGCTACGGGGGATTGGATTTGTCCAGTTCCATTGATATTACGGCGTTTGTGCTGGTGTTTCCGCCGAGAAATGATACGGAGAAGTATATCATCCTTCCGTATTTCTGGATACCGGAGGAAAATATGGTCCAGCGTGTGCGGCGTGACCATGTGCCGTATGATGTGTGGGAGAAGCAGGGATGCCTGATGACTACGGAAGGGAATGTGATCCACTACGGTTTCATTGAGAATTTCATAGATGCTTTGGGGAAGAAGTTCCATATCAAAGAGATCGCCTTTGACCGTTGGGGAGCGGTGCAGATGGTGCAGAACCTGGAAGGGCTTGGGTTTACGGTGGTTCCTTTCGGGCAGGGCTTTAAGGATATGTCCCCGCCGTCCAAACGGCTGATGGAGCTGACACTGGAAAAGAACCTTGCACACGGAGGGCATCCGGTGCTGCGGTGGATGATGGATAATATTTTCATCCGCACGGACCCGGCAGGGAATATCAAGCTGGATAAGGAGAAGTCCACGGAAAAGATTGATGGTGCGGTGGCAACGATTATGGCGCTTGACCGAGCAATTCGGCACGGTGGCAGTACGGGGAGTGTGTATGACGAAAGAGGGATTCTGAGTTTTTAATCCAGAAAGGTTTTTATATGGCATCGTGTAATAAAAAATCATCATAGAATTGTCCTTACGGCCACTTGATTAGTTGACAAAAGCCACTAATTAAGATAAAATAGTAGCTAAACACAACTATCTAAGGGAGGGTAGTATGGATAACAAACAGGAAGCGGTCAAGTGTATACGAAAATTCAACCGTTTTTATACAGTATTGCTTGGCTTTTTAAACCAGAATTATCTAGGGACCGGATATTCAGTTACAGAAACCAGAATTTTATTTGAAATTAGTCAGCAGGAAGGAATTTCCGCAAAACAGCTTTGTGATTTATTAAAACTGGATAAAAGTTATATGAGCAGGATGATACGTTCTTTAGAAAATAATGGCATTATTTACCGGGAAATATCCGCAAGTGATAAACGCAGAAATTGTGTTTACCTTACAGATAGGGGAAGGACAGAGGTTCTGGGGCTGGTTGAGACAACAAATAAGGATATTTATCAGTTGATAGAAACTTTTGATATGAATATATGCGGGCAGATATGTGATGCCATGGAACTGATTTTAGATAAATTTTCAGAGATTTCAAAGGAGAGAAAATAGGATGGATACAGGTGTTATAATAAGAACATATAAGCCTGGGGAACCAAGTTTAGTGGTTTATTTTTATTACAAGCTTTTTGAGCAGCAGTTTGATTTTTTACCAAATGTTGAAAATTATTTTCTTCATGCCGTGACAGAGCTTTTTGATCATCCGGACAGAAATGAATTATGGATTGCGGAGGAAAATGGGAAGATCGTAGGCTCTGTTTGTATAGTGGGTAAGGATGATGGAAGTGCCCAGCTAAGGCTGTTTGGCACAGACCCATCGCTGCAGGGCAAAGGGATTGGAAAAATGCTCATGCAAAAAGCTATGGATTTTTGTAAAGAAAAAGGCTATTCCCATGTTGTATTGTGGACCATAGATATATGTAAGGCAGCAAGACACCTATATAGTAATTTTGGATTTCACCTTACTGATACGAAGTTAAATACAACGTGGGCGGATTATGAAATGACAGAGGAAAAATGGGAGTATGTTGAAAAGCAAATGTAAGCCATGATTTTTTTGTAAATAAGATTATTTGAACAGCGTCTCTTCGGAGGCGCTTTCTTTTTGCCGATTTTCAGGAGGGGATTATGAAACTATCATCTATTTTGGGAATCCGGGGCGCAAGGGATAAGCCGCAGGACAGCTATGGCGGTTCGGCTTATTCCTTTTTCTTTGGGCGAAGCACCAGCGGGAAAAATGTGAATGAGCGGACAGCCATGCAGACCACGGCAGTGTATTCCTGTGTGCGGATTTTATCAGAAGCGATTGCTTCACTGCCTGTGCATGTGTACCGTTATACTGACACGGGAAAAGAGAGGGTGTATGGCCATCCGCTGTATTACCTGCTCCATGATGAACCAAACCCAGAGATGACTTCTTTTGTGTTCCGGGAGACGCTTATGAGCCATCTGCTGATTTGGGGAAATGCTTATGCGCAGATCATCCGTGACGGCAGCG